TATTAGAAAAAACTTTAGAAGGGTAATCGGATTTGTCTTCCGACGACATTCAACTTTACCAACACCACCGCCATGCCCAAGATTTGCTCCTCTGTGATGAACTCACAAATCATCACCAAAGAACAGCTTAATAAAATTTATAAAGCTGCCAGCGCAGATACAAGAAACTCAAACTTTAAAATGAGGACTCTTGATGATGCCTTTAGATATACAGATAAACATAGATGGAGAAGGCAGAAATCTTTTGCCAAATCTGGAGAGTGCAGAGTCCGTCAAATCCTGACTCATGCTGGCTGTTCAATCCCACTAAAGAAGCTGACTAGGCCTGCGTGGTGGACTGAGCTTCAGAGCGATCTAAAAGATGCTATTGAATGTTCAGATGCGAATGTTAATAGGATTGTGAGCTTTGCCAGTACTGCAATTGACTTTACTTATCAGCAAGAGTTGCATAAATATAGAAGGCCACAATTTGACCCGTTGGATGAAGATGAAAGCAGCCGACAAGAATGGTTTACAAAAGAGCAAGTCCAAAAGTTAGCATTTATTGCTGATGATATTTTTGATAATCAAAACCTATCTGATGCAATCATTTTTGCTGCTTATACAGGACTAAGGCAGGCTGAATTGTTATTACTTAAGCCACAAGATATTCACTGGGAATATAACTCTATTGGTGTAGGTTACAAAAAAGGTAGAATAACAAAAAATGGAGACGGTAGACAAGTCCCAATTCATAAATTAATTAGGCCAATATTAGAAAGAAGGATGACTAATCAGCGTGTATTTGGTGATGATTGGCTTAACAAAGATCAGCTATACAGGCAATTTAAAAAGGTCAGAAGATATGCAGGCTTTACTGAAGATTATGTATGGCATTCTTTCAGACATTCTTTTTGTACTTGGGCTTGTGCCGTTCAACATCCAAGGGTGGTAATGAAACTTGCTGGACATAGAAGAATTGAGACAACTTTAGACTATGCAAAGGTTTCTGATCAAAGTAGTCAGGCTTGCATTGCAGCCCTGTAAAGTAGTCACTGGTACCGTACTTTTTACCGATACCAGTGAAACCTTTTACCCTGAAAACAAGGGTCAAATCAGCAGATTAATCTTTAACCTGTTATGATTTGATGAAAATCACCACCGAGACCAACTGCTATCACTCATCTTTTAGATGCGTCACCGGGTTTAGGTTCCTGTGACGGATAGCAACACTTAGACAACTCAATAGATCATCAAGCGCCGAGAAGGCGCTTTTTTATTGGGTTCTTATCAATACCACTCAGACAGCTCAACCAGTAGGAGGTACCAGTGACTGAATTAACACAAGCTCAGCGTGACAAATTGAGCGCTGAAGAGTTCTCATATTACCTCGCTCATGGGGTAACAGAGGAGGAAGAAAAGACAAAAGAAATTGAATATGAAAGTTACATCCAAAGCCACCAAGTCTTTGATCTATGAGCAAATCAAACGGCTGAAATCAAAGCTTGAAAATTTACCCATCACTTATCCAAATCCTAAGAACCTAAAATTAAATGGCTAAGCCAAATCAATACGTTTTTCCTACAACACTTGAGGGATATATCAACGTATATCAAGACTCAGGAAAATATGAGAATCGAACCTTCTCTTATAAAATTCCTGATGACATTCTCCCTAATGTAGAGAAAGATCGAGTCGAATTATTAAAGTGGGTTGATAGTAAATTAGACAACCCATCAAGGGTCGCTCTCAATCCCTCAAGTTGGGATGAAGAGGGACTATGTAAATACAGTTACAGCGACACAGATAAAAAACCAATTCCGGTTTTTGTTGATACAGAAGGGCAACCCTTATCAGAGTCTGATCTCAAAAATTTAAGACGTGGGACTGAAGCAATTGTCATTGTTAATCAAACCCCCTATACAAAACCAGCGAAAGGAACATCCTTAAAAGTTGTTGGTGTTCAGGTCACAAAATTAGTGACGGGTAGTGGGGCATCTGATTCTGGAGATCTCAGCGTTGATGATGTCAATGCCATTTTTGGCACAAGAAAAGGATATAAAGCAGCATCACCAACGGTTAGTGATGAGGCAGCGGGCACACCCTGTTCAGTTGAGAACTATGACTTCTAGTTATGGTTTTTCGCTCATCACTAGAGGAGCGAATAGCCAAGTCATTTGATAAGAAAAACATTCCTTACCTATATGAAGTTAAAAGTTTTACCTACACGCTCGAGTCCAAATATACCCCCGACTTTTTTGTAGGGGACATCATCATCGAAGCAAAGGGATTCTTTAAGCCTTCTGATAGGCGCAAGATGTTGGCCATTAAAAAGCAATATCCAGACTTAGATATTCGTTTCATATTTCAACGCAATAACACCTTATCCAAACACAGCAAAACCACCTATGGAGACTGGGCTACTAAGCATGGTTTCCCTTGGTGTATCCACCCCAACATTCCTGATTCATGGATGGACTAGCCAAACAGAACCTCTTTCTGGCAACCGATGCCTTTGTAAGAGGACTTGAGTCTGAGGGATACCCGCCTCAATTAATAAATGAATGCTTAAAAGAATACTCAGCAATCTTCGAGGAGCTAAGGACTCATGGATCACCAAGACTCTGAGTTCCTCAGGCATGAAGCGTGCCCTAGTTGCCCTTCTAGCGATGCGTTTGCTAGGTACAGCGATCTTCATGGCTATTGCTTTAGTTGTGGTTACAGAGAACCAGGAGGTGATCAAGTACCAACCCAACAAACAAGAAACATTATTGAAATTGAAGGCGAAATAACCGCAATCCCGTCCCGAAACCTAACTGAACCTTCTACTAAGAAATTTAATGTCAGGGTCGATACTACTTGCGGAGTTGTACGGTTCCCGTTATGTGATGCATCCGGTAAGGTCATCGCATATAAGGAAAGAAATGAGAAGAAAGAGTTTAAACAGGTTGGTAAGAATCCGGATAAAAGGTTATTTGGCCAAAGTCTTTTCGGTGGTGGCAAAACTCTTGTCATAACTGAAGGTGAATATGACTGCCTTTCAGTGTGGCAAGCACGCCCAAACTGGCCGGTCATGTCTATCACTACAGGCTGTAAAGGTGCCAAGTCTCAATTATCCGCTCAACTTCCACACCTACTCAAATTTAATGAAGTAGTTCTTTTGTTTGATAATGATGCCCCTGGACAGGAAGCCGCCCAAGAGTGTGCTTCTTTATTTCCTCCGGATCAGGTTTTCATTGCTTTTTTATCTGGGTATAAAGATGCATCTGAAGCTATTCAAGCAAAAGATACTGAAGCGATTCGTCAAGCTATCTGGAATAAGAGATCCTATAGCCCTAAAGCAATCATTGATGGAAGATCCTTATTTGATCTCGTATCAAAACCCCTTCATGGGAAGGATGCTGACTGGCCTTTTGCTGGACTCAATGAAGTGACTGGAGGACTAAGACTCCAAGAGCTCGTGACCCTAACCAGTGGGACGGGCTCTGGTAAAAGTTTGATGACCGGCGAGGTAACTCAATCACTCATCGATCAGGGTTTCACTGTCTGCTATATCGCTCTTGAGGAATCAATTCAACGTCAAGCCTTGAGGCTCATGACAGTTAAGGCTAACAAGCCTCTCCATTTAGATAATCAAATACCAGAGGATGAATTACGAAAAGCTTTTGATAGCTCTATCGGCAGTGGCCAGGTATTCCTTAGATCTGGATTTGGGAGTGTTGATCCTGATGATCTTCTCTCTGACATCCGTTTTGTGGTTAAGCATCACGGGGCTAAGTGGGTAATCCTTGACCACTTATCGATATTGCTATCAGATAATAGTGAAAACGATGAGCGAAAACTTATAGACAGGGTGATGACTAGACTTCGATCTTTTGTAGAAGAGACCGGAATAGGGATGATTTTAATTTCCCATCTAAGAAGAGCCAATGCAGATAAGCAGGCAGAGGACGGGGCAAAGATTTCCCTCGGGATGCTTAGGGGCTCCCACAGCATTTCTCAAATAAGTGATCAAGTCGTCTGCATACAGCGCAACATTTCCTCGGGGTCAAATACCTCTGAACTTGTCGTGTTGAAAAACAGATTCAATGGCTGTACCGGGCCAGCTGGGACACTTTCTTACTGCCAGGAAACAGGTCGATTAGTAGAAATCAAAACCGCTGAAAACCCATCCACTTCTTATGACGACTTCTAACCCACACAAATTAGTTTTATTTAAAAAGAAAGATTGTGCTCCATGTACTCAAGCCGAGGGGAACCTCAATTCAATTCTTGAGAAGCATCCGGAGTTCAGACAATACGTGACTCAAATGTGGACTGAGTACCACCCAGCTCTAGTGGCTGCTTATGAGTTAACGCTTTTCCCTTCTCTAATAATCCTTGATACAGATCTCAATGAGATGGCTCGTCATGTTGGCTCAAACAAGATGACTAAGGATTTTTGGTTTAAGGCACTGACAACAATTCACCACAAAGAAAACACTAAATGAGGCTCGCATTTGATTGTGAGACCGACGGGCTTTTAAGAGATTTAAATTGGATTCATTGTTTAGTTACCCAAGACTTAGATACTGGCCAAGTCATTAGATATGACGATTCAGGACAGCATGAATCAGTGACAACAGGTATACAAACCCTGATGGTTGCTGATGAGATATGGGGGCATAACGTAATCAATTTTGACTGTGAAGCAATCCTTCATTGTTATCCATTTTTTAGAGGATCTACCGCCAAGGTCTATGACACATTGATTCTTAGCCGGCTTTTCTTCACCGATATGCTGGACCGAGATTTCAGAACACGACCTGCAAATATGCCGGCTCAACTTTATGGCCGTCATAGTTTAGAAAGTTGGGGCTATCGCTTAGGTGTATTAAAGAGCGAATATGGGAAAAATTTAAAGGGTAATTGGTCAACCTATACACCCGAAATGTTGGACTACTGTGCTCAAGATGTTGAGGTATCTTGTGCTTTAGCTGACGTATTTATACCCAAATTAGCCGATTACACTAATGCAATTGAGACTGAACATAAGATTGCTGAGATTATGGCTTGGCAAGAGCGAGAGGGCTTCCCTTTCCATGTTGATAAAGCCCATAAATTAGAGAGCAAAATCAGAACAGAACTTGAAACGCTCTCAGACGAGATGCGATCAACTTTTGTGATGGTTGATGGAGGTCGGTTCATCCCTGCACGCCCAAATAAAAACAAAGGGTATGTGAGGGGAGCCGAATTTTGTAGGCTCAAAGAATTTAATCCAACTAGCAGGCAACACATTGCTTTTGCATTTCAAACCTTTAGAGGCTGGGAACCTAAAGAAAAGACTGATACAGGTAAAGCAAAAATTGACGAAAAAATTTTGGAGGAAATAGGGACAGAGGAAAGTTTGAAATTTGCTCGTATCCTTACGCTTCAAAAAACACTCGGTCAATTATCTGAAGGAAAAAATGCATGGCTTAAACAAGTAACCAAAGAGCAGAGGATTCATCACTCATGTGTACTCAATACAAACACAGGACGCATGGCTCACATGCGACCAAATCTTGCACAGACAAAAAGTGACAAAGAAAGCAGGGAACTATTTCACCCCAGCGAAGGCCGTACGCAATGCGGCTTTGACGCTTCTAGCCTTGAACTACGTTGTCTTGGCAGCTACCTTGCGAAGTACGACGGCGGCTCGTTCGCTAAGGAAGTCGTGGGGGGAGACATACACTCCCTCATGGCATCAATTTCTAAGGTTGATCGTAAAACTCAAAAATCAGTAACCTACTGCCTCATCTATGGAGGGGGAGACTACCGCTTAGGTATAACGGCTGGAGCTAGTAAAACTGATGCAGTTAAAAGGGGTAAGGAATTAAGAAACAAACTCCTTACAGGCATCAAAGGTTTTAAAGAATTAAATGATGCTTTACAAGACCGAGCCAAACATGGAGTCATTAGAGCCATCGATGGTAGACCTATCAGATTATTAGGTAAGAGCCACGCCGCTTTAAATTATTTACTCCAGAGCTGCGGAGCTGTTATCTGCAAGCTTTGGGTTATTAGGACCAACGAGTTACTTAAGGAAAACAAAATCGACTATTGGCCAATGGCATTCGTTCACGACGAGATGCAATTGTCAGTCAAACCGGAGCATGCACAGAAGGCATGTGAGTTAGCAAAAATAGCAATGAAGGATGTACAGACAAGGCTCGCTTTTCGATGTGAGCTTGACTGCGATACACAGATCGGAAACAGCTGGGCAGATACTCACTAAGCGTTGTAAAGAATGCAAAGAAGTTAAACCAGACTCAGAGTTCAAAAGAAGTGATGGAAGACATAGAGCTACGAGAAATAGATGTAAGGTCTGCTATCGGAAACAAGAAAACCTGAGAAACAGACTTAAGAAAGACAATCCAATTCCTCCTCCTGGTAAGTGTCCATTATGTCAGCAACACACTGAGCAATGGGTATTAGATCACTGCCATAAGGAGGAAGTTTTTCGTGGTTATATCTGCAGCTCATGCAATGCAGGTATAGGTCTACTTCATGATGATCCAAGTGTATTGAGTCGAGCCGTTATTTATCTCACCAATGAAACCACTTAAACTTTTAATAGATGCAGATTATTTTTTCTACCGAGCTGCAGCTGCTAGCGAGGAAGAGCTTGAATATAGTCAAGATCTAACCGTAGTAGTAGGTAGCTTTAAGAATGGGAAATCAATTGTTCAATCAGAAATAAATCAACTATCTGAACGTTTTGATTCCAAAGATATTCTCCTTACCTTTACTGATCAAACTAATTTTAGAAAATGTGTTGACCCTACCTACAAAGGCAACAGAACAAAACGTAAGCCAGCCGGCTATCTCAAACTAAAGAATTGGGGGATGGATAAATGGCCATCACTCATGAAACCAGCGCTGGAAGCTGATGATGTTCTTGGTGTTATTTGTACTAATGGCAGCATAGAAAACTTTGTTCTTATCTCTCCCGATAAAGATATGGAGCAAATACCTTGTCGTATTTACAACTTAAAAGAAGAGTTCACCCAAACCCCGGAGGCTGCTAAGCGAAAGCTATATGAACAAACAATCCAAGGGGATCAATGCGATGGCTATTCAGGAGCAAAAGGTTATGGTCCAAAAAAAGCAGCAAAAATTTTAGACGCTGTTAAAGATGAAGACTATTGGCCAGCTGTTGTAAAAACATTTATTGAGGCAGGTCAAACCGAAGACGATGCACTTAGAACATTACGTCTAGCTCGAATACTTCAAGCGGAGGATTGGGATGCAGAAAAACAAATGCCAATACTGATCACCCCCTGATGTACACCAAAACAGAACTGACTCATATCAGAAACCATTTAAAAGTTTTAAGCATGTACAGAGATCCCATCACTAAGAAAGGAATTGTCTATTCCCCTAGTGGTGATATTGTCTGGCACCCCTGGATGCAATCAATGCTTGAAAGAACTGAACACTACCTACAACGAGCAAAGTACTTCGATGACCACGAAATTCTCACCTGACCATTACCAAAGAGGAATCTATGAGGTATGGGATATTATCCACGATCAACAACTTGATTACTTTTTAGGTAACGTTGTTAAATATGTCTGCAGAGCCGGGCATAAATCTAATGAAGAGGAAGTAGACGACCTTAGAAAAGCAGTTGTCTATCTCAAAAAAAAGATAGAGATCCTATCTAAACAGAATACATTTACTGAATATTCTCCAGAGCTCTACGAGGAAATAGTTGAGGATGAAAAGAACCTCATGCCTGACGATGTTTATGAAGAGTTCAAAGCCAAAATCCCTACAAGATACTAAATGTCTATCCCCGATCTACAGGGCCAAGCCATCCAATTTAGGAAGGCTATGGGCCAACCAATTGCTAAACCAACTAGAGAAAATCTAGACCTCCAAAGAGTATTAATAATGGAGGAGTACTTTGAGTTTAGAACAGCTATTAACCACTTCACTCCTCAAGAAGCTTTAAAAGAATTAGCTGATTTAGTTTATGTGTGTTTCCAGTATGCAGTAACTGCAGGGTGGGAATTAGATGAGGCTCTTGATCGAGTACATGAAAGTAATTTAAGTAAGCTTGTAGATGGCAAGCCTCTAAAAAATAAAGAAGGAAAAGTTTTAAAAGGTCCAAATTATAAACCACCTTATTTAGAAGATTTAATATGAGTTCTAAAAGTAAGATCGCTAGAACTGGAAGAGTTCAAAGCTGGATAGATGATCCTAACCACCGCCTCCCTGTAAGTTGTACGGTTTTTGTAGTCGAGGATAGTTGCTCAGGTGAGAATGGCATTGAGTCATCGTGGAGGTTTGCCAGCAACGCCCTTCGCAAAGGGGCAGGGTGTGCAATACATCTACATAAGTTAAGGCCAAAAGGTTCAGATAATGGTAATGGTTTAATTGCCTCCGGTCCCGTATCCTTTGGAAAAATATACTCCACTATTAATGAAGTCATTAGGCGTGGGGGTTACTACAAAGGGGGTGCGATAGTGCTTCATATTACGCTGGACCACCCGGATATCCTTGAGTTCATAACAACCCCTCGATCAGAATTACCCTGGGTTAAGAGGTGTGTAGACCTTGAGCCTCAATGGTGGTTTGATGCTCCAAGAGAAGTTAAAGATGCTTTACTTCAGGGAATTAAAACCGGTGATATATGGCTCAATAAAATTAAGTACAGCGATAAACATTTTAAACGTGAGCGCATTTATTCAAATGTTTGTTTGGAGGTATACCTCAGAAGTAGAGCTACATGTTTATTAGAACATGTGAACGTAGGGGCTTGTGAAATTGATGAGATAGAAGAGGCTTTTGTTGAGGGCATGAAGGATCTTTGTACTCTCCACCCAACAACCGGAGTGGGTGACGATGGTGAATATCTACCACCTGAGGAAGACAAGCAAGTAGGTCTAGGTATTATTGGCATGGCTAATTTACTTGCAAATAATAAAGCTACTTATAAAGAGGTAGCCACCGAATTAGCAGCCCTCACATTTGGTGGAGGTACAGCTAATACAAACGCCGGGAGAATTGCAGAGGGATTAAATGCTGGGATTAAAGCTGCAGCTAAAGTAGCTGAAGATCACAAAATGGAAAGAGCTTTCTGTATTGCTCCTACTGCCTCATGCTCCTATGAATACACAGACGTAAATGGATATACAACAGCGCCGGAAGTAGCCCCACCTATCCACCGGTTAGTAGATAGAGACTCCGGTACTCGAGGAGTACAGAGTTATGACTACGGACCTAATGTTGAAACAGCTGCTGAAGTTGGATGGGAAACTTATAAAAGATTCACTGATTCTTTAGTACGTCTCTATGAGAAGACAGATTTATTTCATGGATATAGTTTTAACTCATGGTCAGATTTAGTTATCTACGATGATGCGTTCATTGAACGCT